CAAGAAACGAGTAATATATGGCTAATAGTGTACAAATAATAGATAATTTTTATGTTAATGTAGATGATGTAAGATCTAATGCTTTAAAACAAAATTTTAATGTTAAAGGGAATTATCCTGGTCATCGTACAGTACCTTTTATAAATAATTCTATAAAAAATGAAATAGAAAGGCATTTATGCCCTGTACATGGGAAAATAATATGGCCCGAAAAAGAAGGTACTTATTGTGGTTCTTACCAATATACTACATCAAATGACAGAACTTGGATACATGCTGATAGTTGGAATTCTTGGGCAGGGGTTCTTTATTTAACACCTGATGCTCCTTTATCTGGAGGAACTGGATTATTTAGGCATAAAAAAACTGGATTAATAAAAGTTCCAAGATTAAAAAATGGAAAAATTAATCAAAAATTATTAGATGAAGTATATAAGGACTCCCAAGATTATACTAAATGGGAAATAACTGATAGAATTGCTAATGTTTATAATAGACTTGTTTTATATAGAGGAGATTTATTTCATGCTTCCTTAGATTATTTTGGTACTAATAAAGATAATGGAAGATTATTTCAAACCTTTTTCTTTAATACTGAATTATAGTAAATGAAAAAAAAACCTGATATGTACGCTGAAAATAAGGCGATAATGCCTTATGGAGATAGTGTTGCTGCCCCAAAAATAGAATTAGAAGACACTAATTCATGGGTAGCTAAACAAACAGTAGACGTAAATAACTATTTAGCAACTAAATTTGCTGAATTAAAAGAAGAATATGCCAGGTTAATTTCATTATATAAATGGAATGAACTAGTAAATAAAGCTGATTTTAGTTTTATTCCTGTAAAAGGACATATTTATTTTTTATATCAACGAGAAGATGGGAATTTATTTTTATCTCTTATTGAACCTGAATACTGGAACCAATTATTTGTAGGTAAAGTAAAACTAGATTCAGATAATAAATGGATAAAAGAAGAAAATTAATATATGTATAATAGAACATAATATTGGAGTTTAGGACACGCTGTTATGTTTAAATTAAATTAACCGAGAGCTACGGCCTCACAAAACTAAATGATATGAGTACATTATTCAATGAACGTACACCGTTCGACTTACTATTCCGTAACTTTTTTAAAACAGACGGATCTTTTCAACCAACAACGTTTGACAACAAACAACCTCACCCACTAGATATTTTTTATGATGAAGAAGGGCTTCACTTTGAGATTGCCTGTACTGGTCTAACTAAAAAAGACATCCAACTAGAAATAGATGGAGATCTTTTAAAGATTATCTATGATAAACCAAAAGAAGAAGAAGATTATTCTGGCTATATCTATAAGGGATTAGCTAAACGATCTTTTAACTTAGGTTATAAAGTAGCAGCTAAATTTGAACTTGAAAGTTTAACAGCTGAAATGAAGGATGGCTTACTTCATATTTTTATTCCAATTGCCGAATCTAAAAAGCCAAAAACAATTAAAATTAAGTAATAAGTTTTATTAAAAAAGCGTGTCCTAGCGCAATATTATTCGTATATTAACATTACAAATAAATAAGTTATATATGTCTACAAAACGAAAATCTATTCAAATTATTACAGATCCTTTATTAGAACCATTTTTTATTAGTAAAGATGAGTATAGTTATACTATTAAACAAAATGTAACATCCGACTCATCACACTTTAGATCTAAGGGTAAAAGTAAAACATATGAAAAAAGTCTTTATTATTATTCCACTTTTGCAGCTGCATTAAATAAAATTGCAGAATTAAAAACAGAAGATAAAAATTATAATAACATACAAGAATATTTAGAAAATTATAAACAAATTAGTAATCAAGTAAAAAATTATACAGATGGCATTAGAAGCACTATTTGATGCGGTTATAGTCAAACCGATTGAAATTGAAGAAACAACCTATGGAAACATTATTGTTCCAGATTTAGGTAAAGAAAAAAACGAAACAGCTGAAATAATTTCAGTTGGACCTGGTAGAATGCTCCAAGATGGTACTATAAAACCTCTTCCTCTTAACGTAGGAGATAAAGTTGTTTTACCTACAATGGGTTTTACAAAACTGCCATATGATGGAGAAGAATATTACGTAGGTCCTGGAAATCAAATTTTAGCAAAAATCAATGAAACAGTAAGTGTTGAAGAAATAATTGCTGAAACAGAAGTAAGTGAAACTGAAAAAGAAATATTAAACGATATTTAAAAAGATGAGTAAACAAGTTATTTTAGGTTCTGAAGCAAGAACCAATTTAGTAAAAGGAATTGATACATTAGCAGATGCAGTTGTATCAACATTAGGACCTAATGGAAGAAATGTAGTAATAGCAAATGAAATGGGAGCTCCCCAATCTACAAAAGATGGGGTTACAGTTGCAAAATCAATTTCACTAAAAGACCCTAATCAAGAATTAGGGGTACAGTTAGTAAAACAAGCTGCAATTAAAACAGCAGAAAAAGCAGGTGATGGTACAACTACTTCTACTTTACTAGCTAGAGAAATGATTAAAGCTGGATTAACAGCTTTAAATAATAATGAAAATGCAGTACAGATTAAAAGAGATATTGATACTACAGTTAAAGAAGTAGTAAATAATCTTAAAAATAATATTGCAGAAGATATTTCAGGTGAAGAACAATTAGAACAAATTGCAACCATTTCTGCTAATAATGATCCTGAAACTGGGAAGTTAATTGCTACCGCAATTGAAAAAGTTGGAATGGAAGGGGTTGTCCATATTGAAGAGTCTAAAACAGGTGAAACATATTTAGAAACTGTTGAAGGGTTACAGTTTGATAGAGGATATAAATCACCTTATTTTGTTACTAATAATAGTACAATGACTTCTACATTAGATAATCCTTTAATTCTAATAGCTGACCAAAAATTAACCCAAGTAAAAGAGTTATTACCAATTTTAGAAAGTGTATCTTCACAAGCACGTTCACTGTTAATTATTGCTGAAGATATAGATAATGAAGCTTTAGCTACTCTTATTGTTAATAAGATGAGAGGTACAATGAAAGTATGTGCCGTAAAAGCACCTGATTTTGGTGATAGACGTAAATTAGTTTTAGAAGATATAGCTATTACAACTGGAGGTGTAGTTTTTGATAAACAAAAAGGAATGAAACTAGATAAATTTAGTTGGGAATGGTTTGGTGAAGCTAGAACAGTAACAGTAGGAAAAGAACAAACAACAATTGTAGATGGAAAAGGAGGAATTGAACCAATTGAAGCACGTATTGAAGAGTTACAACAACAAATCGATAAATCAACAACACCCTTCGAAATGGAAAAACTCCAAGAAAGACTGGCAAAATTCGTTGGAGGAGTAGCTATTATTCATGTAGGTGGAAATACTGAAACTGAAATGAAAGAGAAAAAAGATAGAGTTGATGATGCATTACATGCAACAAAAGCTGCTATTGAAGAAGGAATTGTACCTGGGGGAGGAACAGCATTATTATATGCCTCTTCAGGTTTAGAAGCTAAGACAACAGGGGCTCAAATTGTAATTGAAGCATGTGCTAAACCATTTAGTCAAATTTTAGTTAATGCTGGGTATGATAATGTTAAAGGACAAATTTTAGCAGACCAGTTGGTAAATTCAGGTAATGATACTTGGGCTGGGTATAATATTAAAACAGACGAAACAGTAGATATGAAAAAAGCTGGTATTATTGACCCAACTAAAGTGGCTAGAACAGCACTACAAAATGCAGCATCAGTTGCAGGTACAGTATTACTTACAGAATGTACAGTAGTAAATGAACCAAGTGAAGACAACAATCAACCCCAAATAGATCCATCTATGATGGGGATGATGTAATAATTAATAAATAAAAAAAAAATGACAAAAAATGAAATCTTTGAGATTATTGAAACAAATTTCAATATCTTAGCAGCGGAAAATGATGGAACTACAAAAGCAAGTCAAGCACGAGCTAGAAAAGCAGCACAAGCTATTAAAAGAGTAATCACAGATTATAAAAAAGCATCTGTGGCTGAGTCCAAATAATTTCGTATATTATCACAATGAAAACAGAATTAATTGAAGGTAAAGTGTTAATTGCTAATAGAAAGCCACCTGGAGACAGGTGGCAATTAGCTGATGAACCAGAAGGGAGAATTTATAAAAGTATAACTGACACCCTAGAAGCGTATATGCATAAAACAGGATTTAAAGGTCATTATAGATTAGAACCATTAGAAAGTAAATTATACGCTATTAGTAGTGAAGAAGTAGAAATCCAACCAGAACCAATAAAAACATATTCTATATATGGCGAATACTCAGACCCAGGAAAATAGTTTATTAGTAGAAAAATATAGACCATCTAAGTTAGAAAATTATGTTGGTAATGAAAATATTAAGGAATCAATATCTAAATATCTAGAACAAAACGATATCCAGAACTTAATTTTTTACGGGCCAAGTGGAACTGGAAAAACTACTTTAGCCAAAATTATAATTGGTAACCTTGATTGCGATCATCTATATATTAATGCTTCTGATGAACGTGGTATTGAAACTATTAGAGATAAAGTTTCCGGTTTTGCATCTGTTGCTTCATTTAAACCTCTTAAAGTAGTTATTTTAGATGAAGCTGATTTTCTTACAATCCAAGCACAAGCATCACTTAGAAATATAATTGAAACCTTTTCACGTACGACAAGGTTTATTATGACTTGTAATTTTGTAGAGCGTATTATTGATCCTCTACAATCTAGATGTCAAGTACTTAAAATTGTACCTCCTACTAAAAAAGATGTTGCTAAACATTTAGCTGGGATTATGGATCAAGAAGGTATAGGATTTGAAATGAATGAATTAGGGGCTATTGTAATGCAACATTATCCTGATTTAAGAAAATGTATTAATACTATTCAACTATCTACTCAAGATAGTATGTTAAATTTAGATCAATCCATATTAGTATCATCTAATTATATAGATAAAGTAATTAATGCTTTATCAGAGGGATCTAAACATAATAAAATAGATTGTTATAATGATATACGTCAAATTATAGCTGATGCTAATGTAGATGATTTTGATGAATTATTCAGAGCACTATATGAAAGGTCATCTGAATATTTACAAGATAAAGAAGGTACAGCATCTATTTTAATAAATGAACATCAATATAAAGCAAATTTCCGAATCGACAAGGAAATAAATACAATGTCGTTAATTCAAAACTTAATAAATAATAAATAATTATGCAACAAGCACCACAACAACAAGGGCCAAACATTGATTTAAAAAACACTACTGAAGTTAAAAATTTTAATGGTGGGTCAATTTTTCAACAAGGAGTAATTTTACGTAAAGTATCTCGTTTTGTAGCAGGGACGGATGAAGATGCTCTACTCCCAATCCCAGTATTTTTTGATCCTGAAACTAATAAAATTTTAACAGATTCAGTTCCAAAAGATTTAAGGGAAGAAATGAAAGATGAGCTTTGCTAAATGAAGAATATCTTTGATTGGTTAAAATGTATTAATACTACTAAACCTCCTATCGAGTCATTTTCTGATAAAGATTGGGAGGTTTGGAATAGTTATATGATCCATAGATTCATCTCAATGAACCCGGATTATATTGAAATTGTTAACTATGTACAAGATTTTCCCCCACAAGAAAAAAAAATGATATATTCTATTTATAAAGAATTTATCCCTAAAAATAATAAATGGAATAAGTATATTAAATCTAAGGTAAAACAACCCAATAAAGATTTAATAGAACATATCAAAAATTACTTTGAATGTTCTTCTAAAGAAGCAAAAGAATATATAAATATATTGGCTACCCCAGAAATAAGTCGTATATTAACGAATAGAGGGTTAGATAAAAAAGAAATAAAACCATTATTAAAATGACAAACGAATTATATACCATGTTAAAAACATCTGCTGAAGCAGATAGAGCAAAAGCATTATTATCACTCGAATTATTGGGTAATAAAGCAGTTGGAATTGGTGATCATTCTACTGAAGATTTCTACAAAAATGCAGAGGAAGCTCTGATTAAATTAGTAGATGCAGATGATAGATTAGCAGTACTAAATATTTATTTTTCAGATAGTAAAGAACAAATTAATGGGTGATACAGTTAAAAAATACCATGAAGATATGAGTGATAGAGAAATTATGAATTCTAAATTCCCAAAGGGTAAAATCCAAGAATATATAGATGATGAAATAAATCAAACTATAACTATTTTTGAAGAAGAATACCCTGAATTATCTCAGGAGTTTAAACAAATTCAAGAAGAAATGTATGAAATGTTTGCTCGTAAACACATGGATTATGGACTTAATAACATTGCTTTAGGTGGGGATATCGTTAATAATAGCGATGACAAAAAATTCTCACTAACTGGGTTATGTATTAGATTAACTGACAAAATATCACGTTTAAAAAATCTATTAGTAAATGGTAGATCATTTGTCAAAGGAGAAGGTATGGAAGACACGTTTATTGATATAGCTAATTATGGAATAATTGGTTTATTAGTTGGACGTGATAAATGGAAAAAATAGTTTGGCTAAAAAAATCCCAAAAATCATAAAGGAGATTAGAAATAATCCTCCAACACCCGTTAATTATGCATATCAAAAGAATATATCCTATTCTCAGATGTCCATATTTAGAGGATGTCCCCATAGATGGAAATTACAATATAAGGATAAAATTAAACGTTTTACTTCTTCAATTCATACTGTATTTGGAACTGCTATCCATGAAGTAATGCAGCATTATTTAGATGTAGCTTATGATAAATCCTTTGCGGTAGCAGATAGAGAAATTAATATAGAAGAGTTTTTTCAAGAAAAATTTATAGGTGAATATCAAAACCAATATAAAAAGAATAATAACCAACATTTCTCTTCAGCTGAAGAAATGAGAGAATTTTTTGAAGATGGGGTTGGCATTTTAAATTGGTTCAAGAAAAAAAGATCTAGATATTTTTCTAAACGTGGTTGGCATTTAGTTGGCTGTGAAATACCATTGGTAATAGCGCCAAATAAAATGTATAACAACATATTATACGCGGGTTTCTTAGATGTTGTCATGTACCATGAACCAACAGAGACATTTAAGATAATCGATATTAAAACCAGTACTCGTGGGTGGAGAGAACAAGATAAAAAAAATGAAGATAAACAATACCAATTGCTTTTATATAAACAATACTTCAGTGAACAATATGGTATTCCCTTAAGTAATATTGATATTGAGTTTTTCATTGTTAAAAGAAAAGTAATGGATTGGGATGATGAAAAAATAATGTCACCTCACCAAGCATATAGAGTACAACAATTTAGCCCACCAAGTGGTAAAATAAAATTAGGACGAGCTAAAAAAGCTATAAATAGTTTTATAAATGAATGTTTTAACTCTAATGGAGATATAAAGGAATTAGAATACCCAAAATCTGTTTCAAAATGGAATTGTATGTTCTGTCCTTATAAAGAAGATAAAGAAAATTGTGGAGAAGGTATAATCTACTGATATCCCAATATATGTATACTAAAATAATGTTATAAAAATAAAGACTATGAGCGCAAAAAAAGATATGACACTAACGAGTGTTAAAATCAAAAGCGATTTATTCGAGAATTTTAAAATTGAGTGTGTAAAAAGAAAGTTTTCTTTCCAAAAACTTGCCGATCGGGCTATTTATTTGTATCTTACAGATGAAGATTTCCGTAAATCAATTACTAATCAAACTAATCTCGAATTATAAATTGCAATTTAAATGAATAAAAGTTTTAAACATCTTCCTAAAGACCAAAGGAAGAAAATACTCTTAATATGTGACGATATTAGAGTACATTCTGGAGTAGCTACAGTAGCAAAAGAAATTGTTATACATACTGCCCACCATTTTAATTGGGTTCAAATGGCAGGAGCTATTAAACATCCAGATAAAGGAAAAATACTAGATGTTAGTGATGATACTAATAAGTTTTTAGGTATTAAAGATTCTTCTGTTGTATTATACCCACAAGATGGGTATGGAACTGCAGAAACTCTTAGAAAAGTAATAAAAGAACAAGAACCTGATGCTATATTACTATTTACAGACCCTAGATATTTTACTTGGATATTTAGTATGGAAGCAGAAATTAGAAAATCTATTCCTATTACTTATTTAAATATATGGGATGATTATCCTGCTCCTATGTACAATCAACCTTATTATGAGGCCTGTGATTTATTAATGGGGATTTCTAAACAAACTGTTAATATTAATAAATTAGTATTAAAAGGAAAAGAAAAAAATAGATTATTTAAGTATGTTCCCCATGGTCTAAACCCTGAAGTTTATTTCCCAATAGATAAAAAAGATAAAAACTACATTAAATTTAGAAAAAGTATTTTTCAAGATTCTAATCCTAATTTTGTTATGTTTTTTAATTCTAGGAACATTAGAAGAAAACAAATCCCTGATGCCCTAATGGCATTTAGAGCATTTTTAGATTCTTTACCTTTAGAAAAAGCTTTAAAATGTAGGTTTATTTTACATACTGAATTGCAAACCGAGGCAGGAACTGATCTAGCCTCAGTTTATGAGTACTTATTTGGGGAAAAATATTCTGAATGTGTTGTATTTTCAACAAAGAAATTATCTCAAACTGAACTAAATTATCTTTATAATATAGCGGATGTTCAAATATTATTAACTTCTAATGAAGGATGGGGGCTTTCAATTACAGAAGCAATCCTATCAGGTACACCTATAATAGCTAATGTGACAGGTGGTATGCAAGATCAAATGAGATTTGTAGATGAAAATGGAAAATGGTTCACTCCAAGTGCTAATATACCCTCTAATCATAGAGGGACTTATAAAGAACATGGTGAATGGGTATTCCCCGTTTATCCAACTTCTAGATCTATTCAAGGTTCCATTCCAACTCCTTATATCTATGATGATAGATGTAAGTGGGAAGATGCCTTTGAAAGAATAAAAGAAATATACAACTTATCCCCAGAAGAAAGACAAAAAAGAGGGTTAGCAGGTAGAGAATGGGCTATATCAGATGAAGCAGGATTTACTGTTAAACATCAAGCTAATAGAGTAATGGAAGCTTTTACAGAACTATTTAAAACTTGGAAACCAAGAGAAAAATATGAAATTGTAAATGCTACTGAATATAAAGGTAAATTTTTAAATCATAAAATTATATATTAAAATGAGTAAACCAAGATTTGTTATATCATGTCCTTTTGACACCTATTCGGGTTATGGGGCTCGTTCAAGAGATATAGTTAAAGCTATTATTGAATTAGATAAATATAATGTTCAACTTTTACCTCAAAGATGGGGATCAACTTCATGGGGGTTTTGTGAAGCACATAATGAATGGGAATTTTTATTAGATCATGTAGTCCCACAAGATTGGCAACAAACCCAACCAGAAATTTGGATGCAGATAACAATTCCTAATGAATTCCAACCAGTTGGGAAATATAATATAGGATGTACTGCTGGAATTGAGTCTACCTCATGTAAACCGGAATGGATCCAAGGGTTAAATAGAATGGATATGAATTGGGGCTCTTCTAAACATACTAAAAAAGTGTTTGAAGGTATGAAGTTTAACCAAATTGATCAAAAAACACAACAAAAAGTAGGAGAATTAAAATTATTAAAACCTTTGCATGTTGTATTTGAAGGAGCTAACTTAGATCTATATAAACCCCAAAAATCAACTAATAATTTTGACTTATCAGAAGTAAAAGAAAATTTTAATTATTTATTTGTTGGTCATTGGATGCAAGGTGATTTTGGACATGATAGAAAAAATGTAAGTTTTTTAATAAAAGCTTTTTATGAAACTTTTAAAAATAAAAAACGTAAACCTGGGTTAATTTTAAAAACATCCATTGGGGTAAGTTCTTATATAAGTCGAAATGAAATTTTAAAAAAAATAAAAAGTATTAAGAGATCAGTTAATTCTAAAGATTTACCAAATATTTATTTACTTAATGGAGAATTTACAGATAAGGAAATGAATGATTTATATAATCATAAAAAAGTTAAAGCTATGGTTAGTTTAACTAAAGGTGAGGGATTTGGTAGACCTTTATTAGAATTTAGTTTAACAGGAAAACCAATTATAGCTACAGACTTTTCTGGTCATACTGATTTTTTAAATAAAAACTTTAGTACTTTATTACCTGGAGAATTAGAAAATGTACATAGTAGTGCTGCTAATAACTGGTTAATTAAGGAAAGCCAATGGTTTAAAGTTAGTTCAATTCATACTGGTCAGGCATTTACTAATATGTTTCAAAACTATAAATCTTATTCTATTAAAGCTAAGCAACAAGCTAAATACTCAAAATCAAATTTTAATTTTGATAAAATGAAAGAACTAGTAGAAAATATTTTAGAAGCAAATATACCTAATTTCCCAACTTTATCTACTTTAAATTTACCAAATCTTCCTAATTTGTCATCTCCTTCATTGCCTACTTTAAAAACTATATAATATGAATTTTGATGAATTAAAAGAATGTAATCGTTGTGGGTCTGATGCCTGTTATAAACAAGAAGTAACTAAAGATATTTCTATTGAATTATGCTACGGTTGTGGTTTTCAATCTAATTCTTTAATGAAAAAAGGATCAGATTTTTTTAATGAACAGTGGGAACTTCTTCCTGAAATATACAAAACCTTAATGGATGAAGAAGAAGAGACAGGTAAAATTTGGATGCCTACTACTATAAACATTAAAGATAAAGGAATGGTATTTGCTAATGGGGGTAGTAGAGATAATTGGTGTTGGTCCGCAGTTAAATCTATCCCAGATGAAGAAAAAGAATATAAAACTGATATGACTACTATAAAAAATTTTAAAGAACGTGATTTTATAGAAGCACTTTCGTATATTGGTGTTTTACCTGAATAATATGAAAATAAGTTATGCAATAACAGTTTGTAATGAATTTATAGAGATCCAAAGATTAATCGCTTTTCTTTTAGAATATAAGGAAGATGAAGATGAAATTGTGATATTATATGATTCAAATAATGGTGACGAAAAAATCGAGGAATACCTAAGAGCTAAATCAGTTAATAGTACTTTTAATTGGCATAAAGGATTATTTAAAGGTCATTTTGCTAATTGGAAAAATAAACTAACATCACATTGTTCAGGAGATTATATCTTTCAGATAGATGCAGATGAGATACCTAATGAAGTGTTACTTAGTAATCTAAAAGGTATCCTAAAAAGCAATCCTGATAACGAAGTATTTTTAGTTCCTCGAGTAAACACAGTAACAGGATTAACTCAGGAACATATAACTAAATGGAGATGGAATGTTGATAAAGAAGATAGAGTTAACTGGCCTGATTATCAATGGAGAATTTGGATGAATAAACCTGAAATTAAATGGGTTAATAAAGTACATGAAAGACTAGAAGGTTTTAAATCATATGCCCCATTACCAGCTTTACCTGATTTAGCTTTACAACATCCTAAAACAATAGAAAAACAAGAAAAACAAAATAATTATTATAACACATTATGAAAACAGCATTAGTATTAGGTGGGGGTGGCTTTATTGGAGGCCATTTAGCCAAAAGATTAAAAAAAGAGGGTTATTGGGTTAGGATAGTAGATATAAAAAACAAACATGAGTTTTGGAATCATGATGATATTTGTAATGATTATGTTTCTGGTGATTTAAGAGACCCCTCAATAGTATCAGCAGCGTTTAGAGTAGAAAGAGATCCTAATCATAACGATATCATATATGGGTACACATTACATAAACAACCTTTTACTGTAATAGATTCTTTTGATGAAGTATATCAATTAGCAGCTGATATGGGAGGTGCTGGTTATATATTTACTGGTGATAATGACGCAAATGTAATGCATAATTCAGCATTAGTTAATTTAAATGTGGTTCATGAAGCTACTAAAACTAAAGTAAAAAGAATATTTTATTCATCTTCTGCTTGTATGTACCCTGAATATAATCAACAAGACCCAGATAACCCTAATTGTGAAGAATCATCAGCTTACCCAGCTAATCCTGACTCGGAATATGGTTGGGAGAAATTATTTAGTGAAAGATTATTTTTAGCTTTTAATCGTAACTATGGGTTAAATGCTAAAGTAGCTCGTTACCATAATATATTTGGTCCTCAAGGAACGTGGACAGGAGGTAAAGAAAAAGCTCCTGCTGCTATGTGTAGAAAAGTTGCTGAATCTAATAATGAAATCGAAGTGTGGGGAGATGGAGCCCAAACCAGATCATTTATGTATATAGATGAATGTGTTGAAGCAACACTTAGATTAATGAGACAAGATGAATTTAGGGGCCCTGTTAATATAGGGTCAGAAGAAATGGTTCCTATTAATGAATTAGCCCAAATAGCTATTGATTGTTCTGGTAAAAATATAAAGATTAATAATATAGACGGACAAGATTTTATAGATAAGTATGGTTTTCCTTGCCCACTAGGAGTTAGAGGTAGAAATTCTGATAATAAATTATATAAAGAAAAATTAGGGTGGGAACCTACAATGACTTTAAGAGAAGGAATGACTAAAACTTTTGAGTGGATTAATAAACAAGCAAATGAATAAAAAAGTTCTTTTATTTACTACTATAGGCAAACTAAATGATGAAACTAGCCGTTTTGTTACCGCTGCTTTTTCTTCTTGGAAAAAATGGGGGTTTGATGTTGTTGTGTTTGGGGAAGATTTTCATAAAGATTTATGTGATCAATATGGTTTTACATTAAATCTTAACTACGAAAAATCAGAATTTGGAATACCAATAGTTAGAAGTTTATTTTTAGAAGCACAAAAATATGAAGGTTATGATTTATATTCTTTTATAAATTCAGATATTATATTCCATAAAAATTTATTTCCTATAATAAATTCTATTAATCTAAAAGATTTTATGGTAGTGGGTCAAAGAATGGATATCTTTGATCTCCCAGATATAAATTATCTAAAAGAAGATTATAAAGAAATATCAAGTAAAATTTCCCCCCTTAAAACATTTTTACATAATCCTGGGGGTATAGATTATTTTTGTTTTACTCCTGGTTTTTGGGATTTATCTACTATGCCTGATTTTTCTATTGCTAGAGGAAGATTTGATCACTGGTTAATGGGTAAGGCATTAACTCAAGGTAAAGGCCCTGTTATAGATTTATCTAAAACCTTCCTACCTTACCACCCAGAACCCAAAAATAGAGTAACTGGTGATTTTGCTAAACTTTACGGTAAAGGTGAGTTTAAACTTGCATATCAAATTTTAAGAAATAATGTTTTATATTCTTATAGTGGGTTACATGGACAAGTAGATATGGCCCCCTTTTATATGACTTTAACTAATATTGAAAAAAGAACTAATATTCCTAAAAATGAATTTGGAAAAATTTTAAAGAATGATATATTGTTTTGATTTAGATAATACTCTTTGTAATACTGAAGGAAATTATTATGAAGATGCTACCCCTAAAAAAGATAGAATAGCCATTGTAAATAAGTTGTATGATGAAGGTCATACTATTCTTATAGACACTGCAAGGGGGTGTGTAAGTGGGAAAAATTGGTGGTATTTTACAGTTGAACAACTTAAAGGTTGGGGAGTAAAATTCCATACACTTCGTACTGGTGTGAAATTTGGTGCGGATATGTTTATAGATGATAAGGGTTTTAACGATAAAATTTTTTTTAATGGCAACAGCTAAAAGGTTTATAAAAAAATCCCCTAATTTTATCCAAAAAGCATATTTTAATTTTATCCCATTTGGTAAAAGATATGGGAAAGAATATACTAGTACTTTATCCTTTCTTAATAGTACTTTAAATTGGACTCCAACCCAACTTAAGGAATATCAATTTAACAAATTAAAACAAGTAGTAGCTAATGCATATGATAATGTACCTTATTATCATAAATTAATGATAGATTATGGAGTTAAAAAAATAATAGATAACCCCTCAGATATAAACAAATTACCTTTACTTACTAAACAGTTAGTAAAAGATAATTGGAAAGATTTAATAAATCAAAAATATAATGGTAAACCCCTTTTATTTAAAACTTCAGGTTCAACTGGTCAAAAGTTCCAATTTTTAGGAGATGATAACTTATATAAAAGAGAAGCGGCGTTTGTGCATAGAGCTTTTTCTTTACATAATGCTAAATTATATAATTCTAGAACAGTATGGGTAAGAAGGTATGCCCCAAAATCTGGGGATCCTATTAGCTATACAGATTATGAATTAAATCGAACTTATCTATCTCCATTTAATGTGTCTGCTGATACTATTAAATCTTATGTAAATGAAATAAATAAGACTAAGGCTAAAACTTTAGTTACTTATCCTTCTTTAGCTAATTTCATGGCTACTTTAATGAAAGAACAAAATTTATATTTTGATAATATAACGTCTATACACTGTGCTAGTGAAATGGTTCTTCCCGAATGGAG